CTTAGGATTTAAGATCTTCTCAACGTCTGCTGTTGCTGGTGGTAAAAACTTTGCATACCATACATCATCAGTTGGTATCGGTATTAACTCTGATGTTGCAACAGAGCTTAACTATGTACCGCAAAAGGTTGCACACCTAGCTACATCAATGATGTCAATGGGTTCAGTAGTAATCGACAACAATGGCGTTTACGAAGTTCTAGACAACAACTAATATTTTAGGGGGCGAAAGCCCCCTTTAACTCCAATATATAGGTTGAAGAAATGCCAGCAAATACACCAATAAAAGTATGTTCACGCGCTTCCGTCCTTATGGGCGGTTCTCCTATTTCATCGTTTGATGAAGGTACAGCCGAAGCTGATGTAGTTGACGCAATGTACGAGGACATAGCAAGAGCCGCGTTGACAAGTACACGCTGGCGATTTGCTACAAACCAACAAGTATTAAACAGATTAGCTGCAGCACCTACTAGCAGATATGATGCAGCATACCAAATGCCATCAGATCTTCTTATGCTTAGTGCTGTTACAGTTAACGACGACCCAATAATATATGACACATATGGCGATAAAGTATATTGTGATACAACTACAGAAGAAGTTGTTGTTGCTGATTATATATACAGAGCCAGCGAATCTTCTTGGCCTTCCTACTTTACATTAGCTGTAGAGTTCCAAGTAGCCGCAATGCTATCACTATCAATCGCTAGAGACGCTAACCTAGCGCAAATGATGGATCAGCAAGGTGAGCGACAAATGATAAAAGCTAGACGACTTGACTCGCAACAACAAACAACACGCAAGTTAATGACATCAAGGTTTATAGCACAAAGGCGTAGCTAATGCAGAAAGTAAGAATACCACAGAATAGCTTTCAGTACGGCGAAATAAGCGACAATACTATAATGAGGACTGATAGTCCTATCTATGCTGCGTCTGCGCAAAGCTTAGAAAACATGATTGTATTGCCAGAAGGTGCAGTAAAGAAACGACACGGCACTAAGTTTATATATAAGAATACACGTACTAATAAAGACTTACACTTAGCTCCTTTTATATTTGATGATAACGAGCAGTATGTAATTGGTATAGGTGAAGCTTATATATTCTGCTGGAGGTTGTTAACTGATGGTACAGTTAGTTTAGTATCAACTATAACTGCTGACACTCAAAATAATGTGCTGCCTTTTGATAAAGATTATTTACGCCAGTACAATACAGCACAGTATGGTGATGTAATGTTTATATGCCATCCGCTGTTTGCGCCTCGTATGCTTACGCGTACATCACTTACAGCATTTGAGCTTAGTGTATTTAGCTTTGATACAAGCTATGACAATAAAGATACATATCAACCATATAGTTCGTTTTATTCTACAAATGTAACATTATCTTCAAGCAATCCCGCAACAGGTAGCAATAGAACTATTACTACAAGCGCACCTTATTGGGATACAACAGGTAAACATATTGGTGTAACTGTTAGATATGGTGGCAATGAGATTGTAATAACATCTGTAAACAGTACCACACAAGCAATCGGCACTGTTGTAAAAGAATTATCAACAAGGCTAACTGTTACAAATCCATTACGAACAAGAAATGGTAGCAGTACGATTGAGATTACTCATTTATCACATGGGTTAATAGTAGGTAGTGCCTTAACTATATCTGATGCAGTGGCAGTTGGTGGGATAAATGCTAGCAGCATAAACGGAAGCAGAACTGTTGTAGAAATATTAGATATAAATACATATACAGTTAATGCATCAGCTAATGCAAACGAATCAGAAGATGGTGGTGGCTTTGTAAAAATAACATCAAATGGTGCAACAACTAATTGGGACGAGCAAGCGTTCTCTGCATTGCGTGGATACCCAGCTTCAGTAACATTCCATGAAAATAGACTTTGTTTTGGCGGTACTTTGGCTGAACCAGATACGATATGGATGTCTTCGCTTGGTGAGTTTTTTGATTACAATGTTGGTGAAGGTGAAGATACAGATGCAATAAATCTAGTAGCTGCCACTGGTGACGTTAATGAAATTAGATACATGAGATCTAATCGTGACTTGCAGATATTTACACTGTCAGATGAATTGTATGTTCCTACATACCTTAATCAAGCTATTACACCTACTAACGCACAGATAAGAAAACAAACGCCATTTGGTAGTGAGTTTGTTTTGCCTACTTCTATTGATGGTGCAACTATTTTTGTTGAGCGCGGTGGTAGGGCTATTCGGGAGTACATATATTCTGATGCAGAGGATGCATATATTTCTACAGCAATATCTACTGTAGCTACGCATCTTATTAAAACACCTGTAGATATAGCAGTTGTGCATTCTGGATTTAATACTGCTGAATCATATGCAGCTTTGGTTATGGCTGATGGTGATATGGCGTTGTTTAGTTCTAACAGAGCAGAAAAACGTGCGGCTTGGACAGGTTTAACATCGCAAGGCAGCTATAAAGCAACAACCGCAATAGGTGATAGACTGTTTACTTACCAGCAAGACGTTAATAATAACTATGTATTGTCTGAGTTTCTTGATGATATTGGCTTAGATAACTATCTTTATGTAGCTTATGGCAGCGGTACTGTAAGTGTAAGTAGTTTGTATTCTAGCGGTACTGTAGATGTAATTGGGTATGATGGTACTAATAAAGTTTACTTAGGTGAATTTACTGTAACTAGTGGGAATATTACTATGACAGGGCATAGTAGTTATACTCATTTTTATGTAGGTAAAAAGTATACATCTAAAATAATAACTAATCCAATAGACACTGTAGCAGCTAATGGGCCAGTTACAGGTGATGTGCGCGGTATAAGTACAGTAGTTCTTAACCTAAAAGATTCTGAGTCTATTAAGGTAAATAACAGGGCTGTTAATAATATTACTGGATTTAAAGGTAATAAAGAGGTTAGGCTTTTAGGATATAGCAGAAGTCCTCAAGTTACTATTGAGCAAGAAGAACCCATGCCGTTGCAGATCAATGGCTTAATATCGGAGTTGATTACATAATGTGGCAATTAATTGGTGCTGGAATATCAGCGTATGCTTCAATACAAGCAGGGAAAGCAAAAGAAGATGCAGCCAGAATGGATGCATTCAATACAGAAACCGAGCGAGAGCAAGGTGAAGTATTAGCATTACAACAAGCCGCTAATCGTAGGTATGAATATGATTTAGCAACAGAAGCTAATGTAGCTATGTTTTATGCTAGCGGTAGAGATGTGGGTTCAGACAAGTCTGTTGAGGCTTTCTTAGCCAAGCAAAAAGAAATTGCGTCAGTTGATCTTAGCAGAATTGATTTCCAAAGACAGACTGAATCTAGCGCAAGAACAAGAGAAGCTATGGCGTTACGTCGTGGTGGTGCAAATGCTAGGCGCGCTTCGCTGTTTCAAGCTGCTGGAACTATGGCGCGTGGTATACAAGATTACCAAAAAACTGCTGCTACTGGAGGGATGGGATAAATGGCTGTCATTAGGCAACAAACACAAGTCTTCAATAAACCAGTTGGCGTTCGCAGAATAAACACAGGTGAAGCTGAGTTATGGGAAACTATAAAAGCTGAAGCTGATGAGTTTACGCGCAGAGCTTACAATGATGCAGCGGAAAATGCACAAACTGTAGGTGCAGAAACAGCTATGGGCGTAGACGTAAGTAGTATTACTACGCTTAATCCGCTTACAGGTAGGCCAAAAGCTATGGCAACACCAGAAGGCATGGGATCAATAGCTGAAAAAGCTTATAGAAATGTTATTACGCAAAGATACGAAGACTCTATAAAAGACGAAATGAATATTAGAGCGCAAGAATTAGCTTTAAAGTATCAGTATAAACCAGAAGATTATGCAGTAGCTATGTCACAACATATAGCTTCAATGTCTGAAAATGCAGATGGCATGTATAAAACTTTTATACAAGTACATGGCAGTAAACAGTTAGCATCTAATAAGTTATCTTTGCAAAAAGAATTAAGAGATAAAGTTAGGCTAGATGCTGGCAACTCTATTATAAAAAAAGGTACAGCAGCAGTAGAAGCTGTCACTGATTATGGTAAAGCTGGTAATTTTGAAGAAATGTTACACGTCATTGAAGAAAACGTAGCTAACTTTCAAAATGGAGAAACGTCTAATTTACTTAAAGCTGGAGCAGCAGAGGCTACACAAACAAGTTTAGAGATAGCTGGTATAAGCGGATTTGTTAGTACCTTAATTAGTCAAACAGAAAATCCTACACAAAGAGCAGCTATTGTTACTTACATAAAATCTGGTGGTGTTGTTGAAAATCATTTAGATGAAATATCAAAAGTACAGCTTAGTAAAATAAAAGATTATTTAGATGTAAATACTATTAATGAGATTGCTGTTAATGCAAGTTCATTAGCAGAATCAATGAATAGTACATTTTATAAAGTGCAAACTGCAAATAATGCAGATCTAGCAGCTAAAGCAAAAGCATTAACGGCACAAAAAAAATTAGACCTTAAAAATAATAAGGTAATATTTAATAATCAAACTGGAAGAATAACTAGTGAAATATCAAAACTTGTAAACTCTATTGGCAATAAAAAAATAGACGAAAGATTTGGTCGTTTAGATGGCGAGTCATTAGATATGGTTGCGCCATTAGTCCAAGGTATTTTTGAACATTATCAAGAACAAGTTAGTGTACTAACACAACGAATGAACGCTGAAGGTAGTGTATATACTTCAGAAGCATTTGAAAGTGATGTTAAAGCTTTAAGAGAAGCAATAATTAAACCATTATTATTTAAAGTTGCAGATATAGCGCAAGATCAAGGAAATTTAGATTATGTTAAAGGCTATATTTTTAATCCAAATCCAGAAGATTTTGCACAATTAACAAACGTACAACAAACTTTGCTAGAAACAATGGTTGGTACAGGTGTTTATGACTACAAAGCAGACAGAACTTATATATCTAATGTGTTAACAGATGGAACAAACCAAACAGAACAAAATAAATTAGACAATCAAGAAAAATTAAAAACATTTGATTATGTCCAACAATACTCTGTGTATGCACAATCTAATTTAATGACCAAAAGTACATTAGATAAAGTTGATGCAGAGTTAAAAGGTAAAATAGGCAAGCATGGCTATACAGTAGAAGATTACACTAGAGATAGGAAGTTGATTGAAGGTAATGCTGCTGCTGGTGTAATGAGTGAATTTGCTAAAACTGCTACATCTTCAGAATTTTTAGCGTTAATACAATTTGTTGAAACTGCAACAGGTCCAAATCGTGAAGGCGATGTAAGGGGTATGACAAACACAGACGGAAGTGTACGTCAAGATGAAGTAATGCGCGCTAAAAGAATCGTAGATCTGTTAGGAAATAATGATCCTAAAGAATTTATTAGAGCTGCTGACAGTATTAAAATTAATATAAGCAATAGAGAAGATGAAGAAGAAAAAGTAAATGCACAGTTAGCTTTAGAAAATACTGCAAGAACAGGCACAGGTGATAGAAAAGATAAAAAATTACAAACTGCTTCTGATACTGTCATAAACAAAGATTATAATTTAGATGTGTCTTTATACAGCACATATAGCGATGTAGAAAAAACTAAAATTTTAAAAGTATTACGAGGTACGCCTAGTAAGAAATTATTAAATGGATTAGAGCAATTAATTAGTGGAGTTGAAGACCCTAACTCTCAAAGTTATTTTGAACTATTTGTAGA